TGCCTGATAAGCAGTTGAAAGAGTAATTGGTCACATGTGGGTTCAATTCCCACCTTCTCAACTTATATTCTGATATACTTCAATAGGTAGAAGGCTGCTCTCATAAGGCAGTAGTTATAGGTTCAAGTCCTATTATCAGAACTGTGTTAGTATTTTAATTGGTTAGAAGTCTTGACTGTGAATCAAGAGGGTGAGAGTTCAAATCTCTCCTAACACCCCAATATGCTGAGGTAGCACAAGTGGTAAATGCAGATGGCTTATATCCATAAGATAGTGGGTTCAAATCCTACCCTCAGTACAAGTAAATGCCTCTATAGCTGAATGGTTAAAGCTGCTCCCTCTTAAGGAGAAGATTCTAAGTTCGATTCTTAGTGGAGGTACTATATTCCCATATAGCAGACAGGTGTGGGCACTAATCTTTTAAATTAGGAGGTCTGGTTCAATTCCAGATGGGGGAACAAAATAATGGGTACATAACATCAGCAGACTGTAAATCTGCCCTCCTTTATCAAATTGATGTAATGGACTTTGGAGTAGGGGAGTTCGAGTCTCTCTGTGCCCACTTTTTATAAGAAAAGTTAATCCTCAGGTATGCTATCAACCAAGGGGACCAGCTCATTGCAAGAGCACTATAAGACAGCACTTATAAAGATAGCAAATGGGTTCTTGGTGTAGGTGGTTATTGCACGTGGGTCTGAAAAACCCAAGGCTTAAGTTCAATTCTTAGAGTTCCCACAATATAATGCCCTCATGGTGAAATGGTTAAGACACGTCTGATTTAGGCTCAGAAGGCTGTAGGTTCGACTCCTACTGAGGGTACAAGAAAAAAAAAATATGCAGATTTACTTGCATATATGATTTATAATACATATCTTTGTAACATCAAATTAAAACAATATGATAGAAACATTTGGAGAGAACCTATTAGAAGGTTTTGAACATGAAACTGTTTCACATGAAGGAAATCAATTTAGAGAGTTTCTTTGTGTACTTGAAGGGTTCAAGACTAAGTTTAAGAACCTTCACTGGTCAGCATATAGCAATTCAATTCATGTAAGAATTGATGAATTGATAGATGAAATATCAGATTATCAGGACATTCTTGCAGAAGAAGTTCAAGGTATTGAAGGTCAGTTTGAACCTAATTTCCTTAAAGGAACTAACTTTGATTTCACTTGCCCTCATGAAGCAATAGATAACTTGATAAGTAGAACAGATACATTCTATTCTAAGTTACCTCAAACATCTGATTATGCAGGAGTTAGGAGTGAATGTGAAGCCTTTATTACTCAGTTACACAAGTTGAAGTACTTATTCAATCTATGTAAGAAGGGTTATATGGGAGATTAAAGATGCCCCTGTGGTGAAATTAGGTTAGACACAAAGGACTTAAAATCCTTCGGGCTTGCCCATGCAGGTTCAACTCCTGTCAGGGGTACAATGCTTCCTTAGTATAATGGTTATTATTCTTGCCTTGTAACCAAGAGATAAGTGTTCGATTCACTTAGGAAGCTCAACAAGTTACTAAAAGCTGTCATTCATACAGTGAGAGAGTAACACCTTATGCTACTATGAATACCTTTATGGTGTAGGTGATAAGGGGTTCCAGATAAGCATATACTGGAGAAGAGAAGTACCAATAGCAAATCTTCTCAAATGCAGGTATAGCACAATGGTTAGTGTGAGAGCCTTCCAAGCTCAGGATGAGAGTTCGATTCTCTTTACCTGCTCTAATATTGTGGGGAGGATTGGTATCCCAGTTGGTCTCATAAGCCAGCCTTTGTAAGTTCGATTCTTACCCCCTCAACTAAATTAAAGTGAATAATATGGAAAAGAAGAAGACATTAATCACTTGTATTATAGGCTCTACAGTTAGAGAAGTAATCAAGCAGGCTCAAGAGCTTGAGATTAAAAGAGAAGATATAGTAAGCATGTTTCCTTTAGGAGGACAGATTTACTTGGTATTTTATAAGTAAAAACAACTGGCATTATGGAAGAGAAGAAGACAAAAGAACCTCAGTACAATGAACCTAAGATGATGTTATATCTGGCTGTTTATAGTGCTGTTGGTAAGTACAAGAGTATTAGAAGAGCTATCAGAAAAGGTCATGTAACATCTTGGGGAGAAGAAGTACCAAAGAGACCTTTCAATAATAGAAAGAGGACCTCTGGTAGGGAGTTACAGATTACTAAAGAGAGAATTTATGGAGAACTTAGGTACAGAAGTCAAGCAGTTTGAGCTTAAGACTCCCAAAGAAGAATATAATAATATACCTGTTGTATATTGTAAACATTGTCTTTCATTAGCAATAAGAAACTCAGATGGCATAGATTACTGTGACAAATGTGGTGGAACTGAAACTGGTGAGGCACACATACATGAATGGGAGAAAATGTATGGACAAAAGTATGGTGGAAATTATCTAACAGAAAAATAAAAATGGAAGAGAAGAATAACATGAAAGTTGTAAAGGGTGGCAAGGCTGCTCCAGAAGTGAGAAAACTCAGTTATGAGGAACTGGAGAATACTGCACATCAGTTGTCTGAACAAAGCAGACAGTTATATATGCAGAACCAGAAGTTGAATCAGGCTTTGCAGGAAGCTAATCTTACTAACTTCTATGAAAGATTGAAGTGGTTGTGGACAGTAATTACTTCTACTACACCTTATATCTCAGAAGAGTTCAAGCAAAAATGTGGTGCAGAATTTGAAGTACTAATGACTCAACCTGAACAAGAACCTGAGGAAGAAGTAAAGGAAGGAGAATAAACTATGGCTAAGCAAGTGGATTCAATAGTTAGGATTCCTTGCAAGGTAGATGGTAAGTTCTTTAGATATTGGTTTGAATTCTTACAACCTTTTCATAACTTGACTGAGAGAGAAATGGATGTCATAACTTCCTTTGTGAAGCAAAGATATGAACTCAGCAAGGTCATTAAAGATAATGAGATACTTGATAAGGTTACTATGAGTGAAGACACTAAGAAGAAAGTAAGGGAAGAGTGTGATATATCTCTTCCTCACTTTCAGGTCATCATGGGTAAGTTAAGAAAGAATAAAGTCATCATTGATGGGAAAATAAACCCAAGATACATTCCATCAGTAGATGAAGAGAATGGTTCATTCAAGATGATGTTATTATTTGATTTCTCATGATATACTCAGAAGCAATTAAACAGGTATCTACAGAGCTTGGATTACCACCTCAAGTGGTAAAGGAAGCCTATGAGTCCTACTGGACTTTTATTAGGAATAACATCAAAGCCTTGCCTCTAAAGGAAGACCTAAGCAAAGAGGAGTTTGATAAGTTGAGAACCAATTTCAATGTCCCATCAATAGGTAAGTTAAGCTGTACTTATGATAGGATGATAGGAGTAAAGAAGAGATTTGAACATATAAGGAAGTTAAGAGATGATTACAACAATCAAGAAAGTTAAACCCATGTTTAATAACATGGTAGTCACATTAAATAAGTATCCTACTGACCTAAAGACTACAGGAGGTATTATAGATAATACCAGAGCTGGTTCAGTGAAAGAATACCAGACAGTAGTAGCTGTTGGACCAATGGTAAGAGGTATTGAAGTAGGTGATATTGTATATATCAATCCTAAAAGATATGCAGTAATGCAACATAAACCCGGCTCATTGCAAGATGGTGTTATTAAAGATAATCCTGTAATAGGATACAAGTTTGACATCATGGATATTGATGGAGTGGAACACATGATGATTCAAGATGGTGATGTTAAATTTGTTGCAGAGATTGAGGAGTTTGAAGAAAACCCAGCAATAGTAACTGGACCACAACTTATAGTATAAATATAAGCCTGAGCCTATCAAAGGCTTGGGCTTTTTTAGTTTTAAGCAGTATGAGATTATTTAAAAGAGATGGTTATAATCTGGTCATATCTGATGAGGCTTATGCTTTAAAAGCATTCAGACAGATATGGAATAGAGATAAATCTCTCTCAAAGGAGAGAGCAATTACAGAGCTTGGATATTGTTACTTTATGGAGGACTCCAGAAGTGATTATAAGTATATCATTGATGAAGGAGAGAGAAAAGAAGCTATTAAGCAGGGTGAAGGTATGAAACCATCATGGGAACCTGATACTACTGTGAAAGAAGCTCAAGCATTATATGCAAGTTTTAAGACTACTTCTGAGCTATTACTTGAGGACACAAGGACTCTTGTGGATAAGTATAGACTTAAATTAAGGTCTATGGACTTGGAAGAACTTGATATTAAAGAGACTAAAGAATTAGGTGCTATTATCAAACTTATACCATCAATGGTTAAGGACTTGGATGAGGCTGAAAGAGCTATTGCTAAGGAACTTGCACAGAATGATAGAGTAAGAGGAGCACAAGAAAAAGCAATATATGAAGACCTATGACAAATATAATTGAAGGATTAAATCAGTATTATGAATCCTTTTCTAATAGAAGAAAGGGATACTTTGTATTACATAAGATAATAGATACTAATCCTGTAGTTAAGTCACAAAAGACTTATAGAATGCAGGTTTGGTTTGTAAATAAGAAAGAGAGAATACCTGCATTTGGTACTCAATACTCTGGTAGAATTGTTACTGATGCAGAAGAGAGCAAAGTCATATCTGAACTAACCACTGCTATTACCAAATCTCTTCTGGAGTATATTAATACAGAAAAATTTAAGGAGTTGTGCTATGATTCCAATGAATAAATATCAAACTGAGCTTACTGAGGAACTGATGAATACTCTTCCTCAGGAGGTTCAGGAACAGTTACTTGAGACACTCACGACAGTTGAGTTTGTCAAAAGGCTTATATCTCCTAACAGACCTTATGCAAGAGATTTACCAAGGGATGAAAAGGGAAGGATTATAGTAGATATTACTAATCCACATATCATTGAGGATGCTGATTATTTCAGGCAACCAGCCCTGCATTTCTTGAAACATGGGTGTTATACTTTCTTGAAGCCTAATAGTAACCCTAATTCAGAGTTTAGAAGACATTGGGATGAAGAGCAAAGAAGATGTTATGAAGGTTATGTGAGAGAGTCTGATGGAGAGTGGGTTACAGGCTTCAACTATTGGTTTATGAACTACTGTCCTATGATGGTTAATAAGTTGATAGAAGGTAGAAAGAAGGCTATTAGAACAGAGGCTTTTCCTTTCTTCTTTGAGGGTATATATTGGAGATTCCATTATCTGTGGCAAGCAAGAGAGAGTGGTAAACATGCTATTGAATTAGCAAAGAGAGGATGTGCCAAGTCTTATAGCTTGGCAGCAATTATGAGCCATAATCTTATACTTGGAGAGAGTGAAGAATCTAAGAGAAGGGTTATTACTGTACTTACAGCTTATCAGAAGGAATATTTGAAAGATGACAAGGATGGTACTTTATCTAAGTTCAAGCCTTCAATTAACTTTAGCTTCTCTAATACTCCTTTCCCACATCTTATGCTAAAGAATTCTCCTAATGAAATGTCTTGGCAGATGGGTTATAAGGATGAATATGGTATAGAGAAAGGTTCTCTAAATCAAGTACTTGCTGTATCTGCAAAGGATGATAGTGAAAAGTTAAGAGGTAAGAGAGGTTGGATTCTATTTGAGGAAATGGGTTCTTTTAAAGGATTGCTGTCTCTTTATGATATTACCAGAAAGTCAGTAGAGGATGGTGACTATACTTTTGCTACTATGTACCTTGTAGGTACTGCTGCTGAGAGTGAGTCTGACTTTAGTTCAGCCAAGACTTTACTTTATAATCCTGATGGTTATAATATACTATCTGTGGATAATGTATTTGACAGACCCAAGCAAGGTAAACCTAAGTTTGGTTTCTTCTTTCCCTCTTATGTTAATAGGGCAGGGTGTTATAATAAGGATGGTGTATCAGATGTAGTTAAAGCTCTTATAGAGATTCTTATTGCAAGATACAAGGCTAAATACAGTGCTGACCCTAAGTCTGTTCTTAGAGTAATTGCTGAGGACCCTATTACACCAGCAGAAGCTATTATTAAGGTTAAGGCAGCATACTTTCCTATTACAGCTTTGACTGAAAGGTTAAGTCAATTGGACCAAGATGTACATGCTTATGATGATGTGTATGTTGGTAAGTTGGTACAGAATAGTAATGGAGTAGAATTTACACCAACCAGTGATGTACCTATCAGAAAGTTTGGTGTAGAGAATGATACTCCGGGTGCTGTGGAAATCTTTGAAATGCCAGAAAAAGATAGAAGTGGAAAGGTTCCACATACAAGATATATTATTGGTCATGACCCTGTAGATAATGACCAAGCTGAATCTTCCTCTCTCTCTTCTACCTTTGTTCTTGACTTATGGACTGATAAGATTGTAGCTGAGTACACTGGTAGGCAATCATTTGCTGATGATAACTATGAAATAGTAAGATTACTGTGTCTATTCTATAATGCCAAGTGTCTATATGAATCAAATAAGAAGGGTATTTTTGCTTACTTTAGTAAGATGAATTGTACCCACTTACTGGCTGATACTCCAGAGTTCTTAAGAGATAAACAGTTGATTAAGTATAGTAACTTTGGTTCTAATGCTAAGGGTGTTAATGCCTCAGCAGCTATCAATGCTTATGCCAATAATCTGATAAGAGACTGGTTGATGAAACCTGTTACTATTGTACAGAATATTGATGGAGAAGACCAAGAAGTAACTGTATATAACCTTAACTTCTTAAGAAACAGGGCATTAATTGAAGAGTTGATTGCATTTAACCCAGAGATAAATGTGGATAGAATTAGGGCATTAGGTATGGTTATGTTATATAGAGAAGATAAGATGGTTCTATATCAAGGAAACCCTTCAAGAGATTCAGAAGAAGTACCAAAGGATTATTTAGGGAATGATAAGTTCTTTACTGAGAATTACAGGAGGGTAGAAGTGCCTTTCCAGAAACCCAGTAAATTTAGTACAGAAGATGTAATTAGATAAACAAATCACTTATGTACTTGACTAAATGGACTTTTTTACTTACTTTTGTCACAAAATTAAATGATGGAAGACTATGGCAGATTTTTTAAACTTTCCCAGACAGATGCTTCCTTTCTCTAAGAAGACTAAGCAATGGAGAAAGGATTGTCTGTTGTGGGCTAATCAGAAGACATTCTTCAATTATAGCTTGGTTAGGAAGTCAGTAATCCATAAAAAGATAAACTATGACTTGCTTAATGGTAGGCTACACATGTCAGACTTAGAACTGGTACTCAATCCAGATGGTATAAAGGCAGCTTACATTCCTGATAGGTTACAACATTATCCTATCATGAATAGTAAGTTGAATGTACTTAGAGGTGAGGAAAGTAAGAGAGTATTTGACTTTAAGGTTGTAGTAACTAACCCAAATGCTATCTCAGAAATAGAGGACAATAAGAAGAATGAGCTATTACAAAGGCTTCAAGAAATGATAACTGACACCTCAATATCTGAGGATGAATATAATATTAAACTTGAGAAACTGAATGACTATTATACCTATGAATGGCAGGATATAAGAGAGGTAAGAGCAAATGAATTGCTTAATCATTATATCAAGGAATATGATATTCCTCTTATATTCAATAATGGTTTCATGGATGCAATGACTGTAGGTGAGGAAATCTATCAATGTGATATTGTAGGTGGAGAACCAGTCATTGAGAGAGTGAATCCATTAAAGATTAGGATATTCAAGTCTGGGTACAGTAATAAGGTGGAAGATGCTGACATGATAATCCTTGAGGATTATTGGTCTCCGGGTAGAGTAATAGATACATATTATGATGTATTATCCCCAAAGGACATAAAGTATATTGAAACTATGCCTGATTATATAGGTCAGGGAGCTGTTGACCAGATGGATAATATTGATGAGAGATATGGATTTGTCAATCAGAATATGATTGGTGATGAAATAACTGTCAGAGATGGAACCTATTTTTTTGACCCAGCTAATCTATTTACAGAAGGTATAGCAAATTCATTGCTTCCTTATGACTTGGCAGGTAATCTTAGAGTACTTAGATTATACTGGAAGTCTAAGAGAAAGATACTTAAGGTTAAATCTTATGACCCTGAAACTGGTGAGGAAGAATGGAACTTTTATCCTGAGAATTATGTAGTAAATAAGGAAGCAGGAGAAGAAGTACAATCATTCTGGGTTAATGAAGCATGGGAAGGAACTATGATTGGCAATGAAATATTTGTCAATATGAGACCAAGATTGATTCAATATAACAGGTTGAATAATCCTTCAAGATGTCACTTTGGTATTGTAGGTTCAATTTATAATCTAAATGACAGCAGACCTTTCAGTTTGGTAGATATGATGAAGCCATATAACTATTTATATGATGCTATTCATGATAGATTGAATAAAGCTATTGCTTCAAACTGGGGTTCTATCTTAGAGCTTGACTTATCTAAAGTTCCTAAAGGATGGGATGTTGGTAAGTGGATGTATTATGCAAGAGTAAACCATATTGCAGTTATAGATAGTTTCAAGGAAGGTACTATAGGAGCCTCTACAGGTAAGTTGGCAGGTGCTCTTAATAATGCTGGAAAGGGAATGATTGAAACCAATATAGGTAACTATATTCAGCAACAGATTAACCTTCTTGAGTTTATTAAGATGGAAATGGCTGAGGTTGCAGGTATATCCAAGCAAAGAGAAGGTCAAGTTTCTCAAAGAGAAACTGTAGGTGGAGTTGAAAGAGCTACTCTTCAATCAAGTCATATTACTGAATGGTTATTTACTATTCATGATGATGTTAAGAAGAGAGCTTTAGAATGCTTCTTAGAGACTGCAAAGGTGGCTTTGAAAGGTAGAAACAAGAAGTTCCAGTATATATTATCAGATACATCTACAAGAGTAATGGAGATTGATGGTGATGAATTTGCTGAGGCTGATTATGGTTTGGTTGTAGATAATAGTAATGGAACTCAAGAGCTTCAACAGAAGTTAGATACTTTGGCTCAGGCTGCATTACAGACTCAAACTTTATCATTCTCTACTATTACTAAGCTCTACACATCAAGCAGCTTGGCTGAAAAGCAAAGACTGATTGAGAAAGATGAAAAGCAGATTAGAGAAAGACAGGCACAGGCTCAGAAGGAACAACTTGAAGCTCAACAGCAAATAGCTGCTATGCAGCAACAACAGAAAGAAGCAGAACTTCTCCAGAAGGAAGAAGCTAATATAAGAGATAATCAGACTAAGATAATAGTAGCTCAAATGCAAGCTGAATCAAAAGCAGATTTTGATGATGGAATTATGATTGATGATTATAGTCCAGAAGCTAAAGCTAATCTTGCTGAAAAGATAAGAGAGTTTGACCTTAAGTTACAACTTGACAAGGATAAATTGAAACTTGAGAAAGAGAAAGCCAATACTGATGCAAGTATAAAGAGGCAAGCTCTAAGAAAGAAAAGTAGTACAACTAATAAATAAAAGATATGAAGACAATAAGAACTTTAGTAATAAGTCCTAATGCTCCTGATACTAATTCAGTATGGCTTAATAAAGGCACTGCTAAGTACTTTAACAATGGTGAATGGACTACAATAGGTGGAGATTCAGAACCTTATGTACTTCCTGCTGCAACCACAAGCACTATTGGTGGAGTAAAGAAAGCTACTAATGTGGCTAACTTGGCTACTGGAGCTGAATTGGCAGCAGTAGTAACTCAAGTAAATGCAATTCTGTCTGCATTAAAGGTGGCAGATATTATGGTAAAAGATGCAAACTAATATACTATGTTTTTTACACAAGAAGATTATAGAAAGATAGAGAAGTGGCTCCTTGCAAACAGTAGGAAGGATACTGACTTTGTAGGAGCTGCAACTCCTCTTAAAGGAAATGAAACTGTAGTTCTTGTACAGAATGGTAAGAATGTAAAGGCATCAGTGAAAGATATGGTTGAACAACTATTTCTTCTTGGTGTATCTGACTTTGTGAACATTACTGACAAGTATGGTGAGAGTTATATTTCCCTACCTCAAGCTATAGCATTAATTCCTTATAGAAGCAGAAAGATTGGGCAAGTGATTACCTTCTTGGATGATACTGGAAAGTGGGCTATGTTCCAATTTCAGGGTACAAGAGAGAATCAATGGGGTACTTTATCTCTTTGGGTTGATTTGATAGCTCTTATGTCAGGTATTAATATCACAGATAGTGAGGATATTATAGCTGAGACTAATAGTGCAAATCAAGTATCACTTAAGTTTGCAGATAAAGTTTATGATACTACTAATTACTCAGGCTTAGGAAGAGTTTATCTTAGAAAGAATATTTCAACTGTTAAGGACCCTTCAACTGGTAATACAATTACTACAAACCTTCTTCAACAATCAATGATTTCCAAAGAGAATACTATCTACATATTACAATATGATTATAACTTGAACAGACAAATATTATCTGTTCCAAGTGGAAGTGTTCTTTTATTTGAAGGAGGTAGCATAAATAATGGTACTTTAAAGTTTGATGATGTAACTATCAATTCTGATAGTAATGGTTCTCATGCAATATTTACTGATGTTGTAATAGATGGTCATATATCAGGAGGTATTAATGTTAAATGGTTCGGTGCTAAGGGGGATGGGATTTCTGATGATAGCATACCCATCCAACAAGCTATTAATGCCATTTCAAGTAATTATAGTAATAAAGGGTCAGGTTCTATCTTTATACCAACTCCAGACAAATACTATAGATTAGAACATACTCTTGATATTTCAGAATTATGGAATGCACACATATATTGTGATAGCCTATTATATGGGTCAAGAGAGGGTGTTAAATCTTTGTTTGTTTGGGATGGTCCTGCAAATTATGCTATGATGTTAGGTCATTATACCTTTGGTGTAAAGTTGGAGAATCTATCATTTAATGGAAATAATATAGCTGGAGTAATTGGATTACAATTATCACAAAAGAACACCCAAAATAGCAGTGCTAAATTTATGAAAGTATCTTTTTGTAAATTTCAAAACTGTGATATTGGTATGGTTATAGGAGCACAGAATACTGAGGTTTCTCCAGATGATGCTTTTATAAATATAGATTCTTGTACTTTTACAGGAAATAAGAGTCAAGGTTTAAATATATCAGGGGGTAATACTTCTGTAAATTGTTCTTCAATATGGTTTGGTTCAAATGGTAAAAACCCATCAGGGTCAAATGTAGGAGCTAATCTTTACTTTGGTGGTGGACAACTTGACATCTATGGATATGTGAGTGGAGGTAATTCTGATGATTACCCTAAGGATGGTGATATATACCAAAATTATGGAGGACTAAGAATCTTTGGAGCATGGAGTGATACTCCAGGATTATTCATTAACTCAGTTAATGCAAACTTTGCAAGTGTAATTAGTGGTGCAAGACATTATGAAGGAAGTATGACTGCCGAGAATACTCCTAAGTCTATAGTATGGACTGGTCCACAACCATTAACTTTAATGGGATGTTACTTATTCAATTCAGTTGAATTACTTGAAGGTCAAGGAGGGCAAGTCATTAATATAGGTTCTATATTTAGAACAGCAGGAGCCTCTTTTATTGGTACTCAGATTACAACTTATCATGGATATTCTTCTATTGGTGAATATAATTATGTTGGAAGACCTGATAAGCCCAGTGGACTTAATGGAAGTGCTAAATCAATGATATGGTCCAAAAAATATGGTATAAATCAAGTTAAAACCATTGGAGATTTTACAGTAACAGATTATATAAATTCTGACAATGGACAATATACTATATTGGGTAATGCCTATTCTGATGTAACTACAGCTAATCATATTGCAATATCTACTGGAAAGTGCTTTAGAATATCCTTTACTAAGGACTCAATGACTTATAGTATTGCAGATGGAACAGAAGGACAAGTGATAACTTGGACTGATATTACAAAGGGAGGAACTTACTACAATGGTAGTTATATACAACTTGGAAAGAATAAGCTTATAATACAAAATGAACCTCCAATACAAGGTATTTGGGAAAAGGGGGATTTAACTATGAATGGCAATCCCACATTAGGTTCACCAAGTGGATGGATTTGTTCAGAGGGGGGAAGCCCCGGTACTTGGGTTGCATTAGGTATGGTCAATAGTAATGCTATTGGTAGAGGAGAAACAAACCAAAGACCTACTCTTACATCAGCAGAAAATGGATTCATATTTTATGATAAGACTCTGAGTAAAATAATAGTATGGAATGGTATTAACTGGGTTAATGCAAATGGAACAGCTTTATAAATAAGATATGAAAGATATACAACAACTAATTAAAAAGAGTAGTCAAGAGGGAAGATATGAAGACATCTTCCCTAAGACTTTCCTTGATGCAGTAATTGACAAGGATAGTGGTATTACTCTGACAGACATTCTTTCCAGCTTTAATATGTACTTCCTTTCATATACAGGAAGGAGGGAAACTACAAGACTTGAAGTTCCTATGTCAATTAGGAAACAAGGATTGTGGATAACCTACGTATTATATGATGGAAATACTATTACAGAATGGTATGGAATTAATGCTGTAGATGATATTTCTTGGCAGGATGGTAATAATTGGAAATTAGGTTCAAATATGTTAGTAGGTGATATTAGTATCTCTGCTGATGGTAATTGGATTGTTAATGGAGTTGATACTGGAATCCCTGCAAGAGGAGAGAAAGGAGATAAGCTACTTGTAAGAGTAAGCCCAGATAAGACTCAGATAGAATATTCTTATAATAATGTATTATGGGAAGAACTCTTTCCACTTGACCTTATTACTCCTAAGATTAATATAGCTCCTGTTGCAGTTATAGATGCCTCTCAAACTCCAAATGTTAAGAATATAGGAGACTCATTTAACACTAATATTCAGTTCAGTCTGCCTAAAGCAGCAGATATTAAAGTAGGTACTGTTTCTACACTACCTGCTGGTTCAAAGGTTACAGTAGTTAATTCTGGAACACAATATCATGTTACTTTAGACTTTAGTATTCCTATGGGTAATACTGGAGCCAAGGGTGAAAAAGGTGATGGATGGGAACT